CGAATAAAAGTCTTACAACCGGCCCAATTAGACTACGAAGAGACTTTACTGGATGAAAAAGAAAAGTATTCGATAAACGAAAACCATTTTGATTATTTATACATTTCTTCTCACATTGATAGGCTTCTTCCTGCGGTAATGAGAATGGACTACCTCAAGATGATTGCGGGTGTCTACTTACCCAAAGTCAGAAAACAAGAGATAACGTTAAAGATAACAGAAATAATGGAGGAATTCGGCTATGAAGAAAGGAAGGATATCTAAAGAAGAAGAAGCTATCATAGAAAAAAGCATTGGTACTATGTCATACGAAGAAATAGCAGAAAAGCTAGACAGAGACCCTGAGAGCGTTCAGAAGTTCATTAAACGTAAGTTTCGTGTAGGAGCCTCCAATGAAGAGAAAGCGGCTTTTGAGCTTGATGAGAGACCTTACTGGGTAGAAGTGAAACAGCAGTTTACAGAAGACGAACTAAAGCTTTTTAGATACCACTGGGCTAGAATTATCTCGCAGTTTCGTGACGATGTCATTCCTACAGAAGAACTACAGGTTGTTGACTTAATAAAATTAGAACTACTAATGAACAGGTCTTTGAAGCAGAACAAAGATAACATAGAGCAGATCTCTACATTAGAGGGTCTGATACAGCTAGAGAGAGCGCGTGACCCAGATCAGCAAGATATAGACATGGTCTTTAACATGGAGCGTCAGGCGGCATCCCTGAAGGCTTCACAGGAATCTTTAAATAAAGACTATCGTGAGTTACAAACAAAGAAAAACTCAATGCTCAAAGAAATGAAGGCAACCAGAGAGCAGAGAGTAAAGAGACTTGAGGACAGCAAACAAAGTCTTGTGGGTTGGATAGCATATTTAATGGGCAATCCAGATATAACAAGACAATACGGAATAGAAATGGAAAAGATGCGATTAGCTATGAAGCAGGAAAAAGAGAGATTAGGGGCTTTTCACAAGTACTCAGATGGACAGATAGATCAACCGTTTTTAAATTCGGATACAATTAAGGAATAGAATGAATACAGCTATAATCTTTGGAGTAACAGGACAAGACGGTAGCCATTTATCGGAAATGCTACTAGAGAAAAACTATAAAGTTACAGGGGTAACAAGAAGGACAAGCACAGATAACACGACACGTATTTCGCATTTATTGAATAACGAAAATTTCAAACTAGCTAGTGGCGACATTACGGACCATTCTAGTGTTTTAAATATACTTAAAGAACACGACCAAGTAGATGAAGTCTATAACCTTGCTGCTCAGTCTCATGTTGCAGTTTCTTTTAAACAACCCGGATTAACTTGGGATATAACCGGAAAAGGCTGTTTAAATATATTGCAAAGCTTAGTTGACCTACAAATGATAGGAACTAGATTCTATCAAGCAAGCAGTAGCGAGATGTTTGGAAAAAATTACGATATCGAAGTGGGGATGACCGCTGAAACTAAATATCAAAATGAAGAAACCAAGTTCTTGCCGCAAAGCCCGTATGCAATTGCGAAATGTGCTGCGCACTATATGACTAGACTGTATAGAGAAGGATATGGACTACATGCCAGTGCCGGTATTCTATTTAACCACGAAGGACCACGAAGAGGCGAGAATTTCGTAACAAGAAAGATTACAAAATGGATTGGAGAGTTTGTGAAATGGATTGATGAAACTGGATACACGATGCAAGAACTTGAATCAGATGATTTTAAAATATCAGAAGATCATATTATAAATTTAGACGGTAGGTTTCCAAAGCTGCGTCTAGGCAATTTAGACGCATATCGAGACTGGGGATACGCAGGAGACTACTGTGAAGCAATGTGGATGATGCTACAGCAAGATTGTCCTGATGATTATGTAATTTGTACCGGAGAAACACACTCAATTAGAGAATTTCTGAGTATAGCGTTTAAAGAAGTTGGGATTGACGATTGGTCTAATTTAGTAGTTCAAGACCCAGAGTTCTATAGACCAGCAGAAGTAGATTACCTACGTGGAGACGCTAGTAAAGCAAGTAAGAACCTAGGCTGGACACCTAGACATAGTTTTGAAGACTTAGTTAAAATGATGGTGAAATATGATCTAGAATGAAGATATACAAAGTACACATGATTCTAACAATGGTTATACCAAGGTTAAAGAAATATAAACTAGACGACTACAATAGCTCTACACCAATAATATTTGTAGAAGCAAAAGATCCAGACGATGCATGTTTTAAAGCGATGCATAAACTGGCAGCTAAAATACTAAAAGAAGATCATTCAGTAGAGACTTTAAATTTTATAAAAGATATTTTTCATGACGTAAGAATAATAAAAATAGAGATACCATGAGAAGAGACTATAACGATCCAGTATACAGAGACTGGCGAGTACAAGTTTACAAAAGAGACAAATTCACATGTCAAATGCCGGGGTGTTCATATAAAAAATATTTAAATGCACATCACATACAAAAATGGGCTAGCGCCTCTTCGTTGAGATTTGATGTTGACAATGGAATTACTCTCTGTAAAAACTGTCACAAAAAGGTTACAGGGAGTGAACAGCACTACCAAGGTTTATTTCAACAAATAGTGAGAAAAAATAATGGCTAAATATAAGACCGCTCCGAGTTATACTGTCATTAGAGACACAAGAGAACAACAAGGCTACTTCTTTAAGAAGTTTAACACTTGTAACGGAACAGTACAAAGAAAACTTGATACAGGCGATTACTCCATATTAGGCATGGAGGACAAGGTTTGTATAGAAAGAAAAGCGAGCGTGTCTGAAATAGCATTAAATCTAGGAAAAGGTAAATACGCTTTCTATAACGAAGTAGAAAGAATGAGAGAATACGAACATAAGTTTATAGTTTGCGAGTTCTCTATGGAAGATGTTATGAAGTTTCCAGAAGGGGCTAACATCCCTAAAGAATTAAAAAATAAAGTTAAAATAACAGGAAAGTATATATTAAGATGCTTAATGGAGTTTGCTGTATTTAATAATGTACACGTAATATTCGCAGGAAGCGACAGAGGAGCATTTGATCTAACAAGTAGTCTTTTAAAAAGAATAAATGAAAAGCATACAATAGGGCGTAAATCATGACAACACACAGAGACACTATTGGAGAAATCCATACTTACGGAGTTGATGTCAAAAATAGGGAGATTTACATAAACGAATACGACGACTCTGGCGAAACAGCGGGTGTTGACCACAGGATGGTTCAAAACTTTGTTAAAAATATAAATTTCCTCAAGAACCAAAATAAAGAACCCATCACAATACATATGCAGACAGTCGGTGGGTGTTGGTATTCAGGTATGGGGATATATGATGCTATTAAAAGTTGTAAATGTAAAACTACTATTATTGGTTATTCCCAAATATGTTCTATGGGTACTGTTATTATGCAGGCTGCCAACAAAAGGTTAATGTCTCCTAATTCTATCTTTATGGTTCACTGGGGACAAAGTGAAATAAGTGGCTATTATCTTTCTTCTCAAAACCTAGCTTCATTCGAGAAGCAGTTGGGATTACAAATGGTGGGGATGTATGCAGAAAAGTGCGTTAAAGCTAAATTTTTTAAAGACAGAGAAGACTCAATTTCAAAAGTAAAGGCTTACATAAAAAGAAAACTAGATAAAGGAGACTGGTACATGACATCAGAAGAGGCGACTAACTACGGATTTATTGACGGTATATATAAATGAATAAAAAGTTAAAACAAATTGATGAAGCTTGGTTGAAAATAGACGTAGATGATAAAGATCTATTTAATCCAATGACAATCTTGAACTCATCAGACGACGACTTTCACTTAAAGTTAAGTTGGTTGATGACTAGACCGGAATACTTCTCTTTTTTAGTCAAAGAAATATTTAATGTACAACTCTTACCTTCTCAGTCTCTTATACTATACGAGCTTTGGAACCGTAAATTTCCTATGCTTATAGCGAGTCGTGGTTTCGGTAAGTCATTTATGCTGTCTTTATATTCTATGTTAAGAGCGCTTCTTCTACCGGGAAGAAAAGTAGTGGTAGTAGGTGCTGCGTTTAGGCAGTCTAAAGTTCTCTTTGAGTATATGGAAACAATATGGAATAACTCTCCAATTCTAAGGGACATCTGCGACGGAAACAGTGGGCCTCGCAGGGACGTGGATAGGTGCGTCATGCGTATTAATGAATCTAGGGTTACCTGCCTACCTCTTGGTGACGGACAAAAGATCAGAGGGCAGAGAGCTAACGATATCATTAGTGACGAGTTCGCTTCTATTCCTCGCGATATCTTCGAGACTGTTGTGGCGGGTTTTGCTGCTGTAAGTTCAGACCCAATCGAGAATGTCAAAAGATTAGCCGCAGAGAAAAAAGCGAAACAACTAGGAGTTCAGATAGAAGATAAAGACGAAAACAAACTAGAAGAGAAAGACAATCAAATTATATTGTCGGGTACTGCTTACTATGATTTTAATCACTTTGCCACATACTGGAAGAGGTGGAAATCTATAATAAACAGTCAAGGAGACCATGTAAAGTTAAGAGAGGTTTTTGGAGGAGACGATGTTCCTTCAAACTTTGACTGGACGGAATACTCCATAATGAGAATTCCATACGAGTTATTGCCAGAAGGTTTTATGGATGCCTCACAGGTCGCTAGATCCAAGGCGACTGTACACGCTGGTATTTATCAGATGGAGTTTGGAGCCGTGTTTACGCGCGACTCAGAGGGCTTCTTTAAGAGATCCTTGATAGAATCATGCGTAGTGGACGATAAAGAGACAACAAAAGACTCTAAAGGTAAAGATATTATCTTTGAGGCAAAACTTATGGGCGATAAAAACAAAAAATATGTTTTTGGTGTTGACCCCGCTTCTGAAGTTGATAATTTTTCTATTATAGTAATAGAGATAAATCATGACCACAGACGAATAGTTAATTGCTGGACAACAAATAGATCAGAACATAAAGAGAAAGTCAAAAGAGGATACTCCACAGAAACTGATTTTTATTCATATTGCGCTAGAAAGATACGAGATCTCATGAGGTTGTTCCCATGCGTTCATATCGCGATGGACGCTCAAGGTGGAGGTATTGCAGTTATGGAGTCGTTACACGATAAAGACAAGATACAAGAAGGTGAGATAGAAATATGGCCGGTTATAGATGAAGATAAACCTAAAGACACAGACGACCAAAGAGGTTTACACATATTAGAGATGTGTCAATTTGCTAAGTACGACTGGTTAGCAGAAGCGAATCATGGGCTAAGGAAAGACCTAGAAGATCAAGTTATATTATTCCCTCGTTTTGACTCTGTTACTGTGGGTATATCTAATATAGATGATGGAATGAAGGGTAGAATGTACGACACGCTAGAGGAATGTGTTATGGACATAGAAGAGCTTAAAGATGAGCTTTCTATGATCCAGATGACTCAAACCGCATCCGGTAGGGATAGGTGGGACACTCCTGAAGTTATCGTGGCAGCGGGAAAGAAAAGCAAAATGAGAAAGGACAGATATTCTTCTTTAATAATGGCAAACATGGCTGCAAGGAGGATAGCAAGAACTCCCACTCCAGAGGAATACGAATTCTTTGGAGGATTTGCTGGCACAATACCTAAAGATTCAAAGCAAAAAAAAGATCAGAATCTATATAGTGGTCCTAGTTGGTTTTCGGATAACATGAAGGATATCTATTAATTTGTGTATAATACAATACCAATTGAAATGCATTCCAATTACCTTTAAAGGGTCAAAATGAACGAAGAACAATCTCTAATAACTTGGAACGATTCAGACACCTCTGGTAAATCTAAAGCTTTTGAGCAGTTCGCTGAAGCTGGAAAAGAATATGCAGGAGTAACAAAAGGTAGCCACTACAGAGACTTCAGAGATATAGAGGCTAATAAAAGTGTTAGACCCGGATTTACGAGTCAAGACTACCATGCTTTTAGGCCGGGAGAAAAGGTTCCGCACAAGCAAAAGCGCATTATTAAAATGTGTATGGATGCGTATGATAAAGTTGGTATTATTAGAAATGTTATTGATCTCATGGGAGACTTTACTTGTCAAGGTATAAATATAGTACACGAAAACAAGAGTGTAGAAAAATTCTACCAACAATGGTATAAGAAGATTTCCGGGAAAGAAAGATCAGAAAGATTTGCTAACCTTCTTTATAGGTCTGGACAGGTTATAGCTTACCGTAGTTATGCAAATATAACGCCAGAGGTGGCAAAATATATAAAATCTATGGGTAGTGATATAACCGTAGAAGTACCTCAGTTTGAGAAAGGTCAAATCCCTTGGAGGTATAATTACTTTAACCCCCTTTCGGTTGATCTCAAGGATAGTCAGTTAAATCTTTTCCTAGGTAGAAACAGATTTGAGATAAAAACAGACTCTATGATCGACAACTTTAAAGATGGCTCAATACCTGCAAATATTTTAGAGACTTTACCTCCAGATTTAAAACAAAAAATTAAAGAGGGTCAAAGAAAAGTAGAACTAGATCCAGAGAGAGTTTCTGTATTTTACTATAAGAAGGATGATTGGACAAACTGGGCAAACCCACTAATATACGCAATTCTTGACGACATTATTATGCTTGAGAAGATGCGACTAGCAGACCTCTCTGCTTTAGATGGAGCTATATCTAACATTAGATTATGGACGCTTGGTAACCTAGATCACAAAATCCTACCTAATAAAGCCGCTATTAACAAGCTTAGAGATATTCTTGCAAGCAATGTTGGAGGAGGTACTATGGAGC